GGACACGCAACCCAGGTCCTTACTTCAGGACGCTGGTACCTATGGTTCCATCTGGAGGATGAAACATAGGGCACAAAGGATACTTTACCTAACCCCGCACACCTATCTCCAACTACTGGTAGTTCACCAGTAATCGACTCCACGATTCTAATCATGAAGTCGGCAGTCTTCCAATAACCTCTGCGAAAGAAGTTATTCGAAGCTTTGCACCAGGAGATCAGTGCTTTCGGGTCCCGCTTGTTGCTTGGACGCATATGACGTACATATGTTGGTGTAACCACATATCCGTCATATGCATCGAGTCCACAAGACTCTCTGAACTTTCCAGTCCAGAAAGACTTGTTCTCATTTACCTTGAGATAGTACTTGCTCAGGTAATCAGCAACAAAAGCAGCATCGTCAGTGGGGATGATAATATCATCACCGTAGACGTAGACATCCCGACTAACCTTTCGGATAGTATGGAATGTCACAGGAAGGTTGCGTTTTTCAATCAAAGCCGCTATACAGATTGTATAGAAGTACATGGCTTCGACTGGAAAACACAGAGCTGATCCCATAGAGGCAAACTTCTTAAGATGAAGTATATCACCATTAGGAAGTTTTGCTCTTCTCGAGCGACATGAGAATATTGCTCCCTGTAAATCAGGGTTGCAATCGAACATTCTCATAGAAAGTGACAGAGGAACTCTGTCACTAGCTGAAGAGAGGTCTATAGTAGACATCTTTCCATCTCTCGAGGCATTAAGCGCCAATTCGCGATTAACACTTTGGTCTGTGAAATTCACATGGCCATGCGTCAAATGCGAACGTTCAAGAACCTTAACCAGAGTTCTTGAAATTGCCTGTTGTGCATATTGCATGCACACCGGTTCAATTGCGATAATGCGGGGTCCTTTGAGGGTTTTTGGTACTGTGATAACCTTGACTGGTTGCTCACAGTCCGCAGGAACGTCAGAGACTTTCTCGAACTCCTCTGATTCAAATGCATTCTCCGAGGAGAAAGCGTTATGAAAAAGAGGGAAGTAAGGTTCGAGTCTGGCGTGCCACCTGCGATGAAGGAACTTCTGGTTTCCAGTAATTCCTTCAACAGTCGATCCAGGTCCATGCTTTGGGGTACAGTCCCAGGGAGAAATATCTCCCAGAGTAGTGCTCCAAAGTATATCAGAGATACTGACAAAGGTGTCAATATCCCTAGGATCAAGGTCCACCTCAAAGATTTGCTCATTTTCGACGAATCCATTGATTGCATTTTTCGAACGAGAGTTCGAGCATGCAATATTGAGCTTTTTGAAAGCATAAGACATTTGCCTAATGCCATCAATAGCCGCAATGTTGGGTTCATTGTAAATCCTTCCTGTACCTTGGTCGAACACTAGACTGACAATACCTTGCCAAAAGGCAGGGATTTGTCCATTCTTCCTGAAACTACGGAAGAGTGTTGAGTCGATTCGCTCTTCGGCTAGACTTCTCTCGAAGTCAGCGCCAAATTGCGGAAGAGTTATCGTAAGAAACGATAAACCTTCGTGTTTGACCCGTGATCTTATAGTCTCAAGATCACGTAAATCAGGCTGTTCAACTGCACACGCGCTACATACATCTTTATAGATGCAATGTAGCAACTCAGCAAGGTCACTTACGTGGCTTTTCATGCTTCCTCCTATCGGGGGTAAGCAGTCCAGCCATGAAAGTCGCCAATCCTGAGCGAACTCGCTTACAGTCTACCAGCGGTTTGCGCGGCACCGATATGGTGCCGCGCGGAATGGGACTAGTGCTGAGAACTCAGCACTTTGGTCACATTCGCCGTTGACAGCCAGGTGCTAAAGCCCTGGACGATGTCGTCTAGTTCGTCGTCGGAAAAGCCGTATTCAGGCTCATCGATTACGAGATAGACCGATCCGACCTTATACTCCGAAACGGAGGTAAGGGGATCCGTAGCAACAACACGGTTGTCGATACGGATCATTCGTCGCGTCCGATCTTTGGATTCGAGATGACTGATCGTCATCTTGAAACCTTCATCGGCCGTGGCATAGATCGACTTCGTACCCTCAGAATAAACTTTATTCAGAGTGTAGGGAGTGGAATCGACTGTAAGTGTTTGTGGATCGGCAAAAGACATGGTTGTCCTCCTGTTAGTAAAGACTACTGACTGGTTGATGACTTTAGTCGATCATAGCATAGTCAACTCTATGATTTGTACGATCTAAAGCCGGGATGGATTCTAGTACCGCGATCGGGTTATCCCGAGCGCTCCTAGAATTGACCATTGACGTAAGGATAAATCATCCCACGTCAGACCAAAACCAAAAGGGTTCGCCTGTTTTCTACACTTTCTGTGTATCTCGTAAAAGAACGTATGGTCAAAAGGTGAGCTGGTGTTAAAATACTGCTTAACACCAACATACTCCTGACGAGTTCTCATTACGAAGGCGTACTTCGCGGCTAGGTTCTCTGCAAGTTCGTTGTCAAGGTTACCCAAGACATCGCCCCAATTAGAGAACCAATCTATTAGCCACGACCAAGGGACCAACTCCCACACCAAACCAGGATTAAGGGAAGCTCCGTAGAGTTTCCGCATAGCGTTGGCTTTCCATACTACACTTCCTATATCAGGAATATAGTACCGAAATTTAGCGCTAAACCACACTTTATCAGCGAGATATCTCGTGTAAAGTGTCTTGCCTGGCTTGTTGTAGTCCGGGAACACTGCCGTTGTATACCAGGGGTAAACACGTAACGTGTTTTCCGTCTTGTATAACTCGGGCTCTTTGTTCTCGGTCATTACGGAGCCATACCGTCGTATCCATTTCCCGTTGTCACGTTTAAGCTGTTGCATAAACGAGTCAGCGTTCTGCCAAGCATAAACAAACTTGCGCAGATCGGAAAGGAACGGTAACCACCCATATTGGTGGTTCAGCCAGTGGTTCGCAGCCTCCTTCGACGCAGCGTGAGCGCTTTTCTTAGCGCCTCTCCCTGCATACTCGAAGTACCGGTCACGAAACGCACCAGCTGTAGTCATAAGCATTCGCGGGATTTCTTTCATCTCACCGATGAAAACTCCAGCGTCTGCTAGTGACTTGCCCGGCTTGAAACGATTCCAAGCCGTAGCTCCGTAGGGTTCTGGATCACCCCAACCTGCAAGTGCCGGCTGTGTCACTACGTCAGGATGGCCTACTTTGTAGGTACCACCTGTGTATGACATGTCGTTGCGGATTGTCCATGGCTCAATTGAGCATATGTGACAACCCACATACTTGCGCATCATAGACCCATAAACACCAACAGTAGTAAACTGTTTAGTGGGTTGGAGTCCATGATCATGGAAGTGCCATTTATCAAATGGCCCTCCATCAGTGTAGGGTGGACCTTTGTGTACGGTATCGTACGCGCGGTCCGTAGATATGGTGGAACGGTTTGGATATGGATTGAAGTAAAAAGGAGAGGTCATGAGTTTCCACTCATCTTCTCCTTCATACGTCCATTTCCAATAGTACGTGCCTAAGTACCTTCTTTCGGCAGGTACCACCTTTTCACGATATCTAGCCATTGCCCTTCTCCCTTGCCTTTGGTTATTGAGTAGCGTGCACAGTTGAATGCAAGCCACGTCTCCC